AGGGTCAGAGAATCCGAATACGTATCTCTCTCTAGCTTTGTATCTTACGTTGCCAGTGTCAAAGTCACCTTCCATAGTTGTTTTGATAGGTGCTCTAACGAAGTGTTTCAGACCATTAGGTACATCTGTTTTGATGAAGAACGCATCAGTGTCAGTTAAGTAATGATTAATTACGTAACCTTGTGGGATCATTCCCATTGAGTTGATTGCGTTTACATCGTTGTCAGCTGTTCCAGGTCTGCCTTGAGATTTCATCAATCTCTCAGCTGTAAATTGCAGTTGAGGTGGAATTATTAATTTCATTCCTCTTGCTGCTATTTTTAGACCTCTTTCGTCTGTCATCGCTGCGATGTCAACAATAGATTGCTCTAAAGAAGCTTCAGATAAGTCAGCTGCTACTGCAAGCTGATTTCTGAATGTTCCTGCTAAAGTTGGGTGAGTTGTGTTACCTGCACCATCGTTTCCGAATAATGCTACACCATCACCACCTGCGTAAGCTGAATTGAAACCATTGTTCAATACTGCTGCGCCTTTAACTTGTTTAGTGTTCGCCATAGATCTTGCTAATGCTTTTGTATATCTAGACGCTAGTCTGTCATACAAATTGTCTTCGATCGCTTCTTCTGTGATAGCGAATGCAAGAGCTATTGTTTCATGTTGATAACGAGATGTGAAAGTTTCTTGCGCATCGTCGAATGATACACCTTGACCTTCTGGCTTAATCTGTGCGTTTCCGAATCCAGATAACATTACTTCTTCTTCAAAAGCTCTGTCTGAATTTTCTGTGTCATAGATTTCAGCATGTTCATTATCGTATCTTTTGTACTCCAGGCCAAATAAAGCATTTAAACCTGGCTCTAGTTCTTTAACTAGTTGTTGTCGTGATATTGCCATAATTTATTCTCCTATTATATGCCTGTTGCTAAAGATCCAACTAGATACTGATGTAAGTTAACTTTTACAATTAACGAACAGTTAGCAGCTGTTTGATCTTGGTTTTCTGGGTCTTCTGCTACTCTAACCACTCTTAATTGTTTAGCAGTTGTAGCTGCAGAACCAATTGTAAGTTGTTCAGAAGATCTTCCATTTGTGTCGTCACCGGCTGAGCCACTTGTAGAATAAGTTAATCCAATTTTGGATTTTCTTAAAGCTAGTGTGCCTCCCAATGTTGCGTCTGATGCAATGATGTATTCTTGAAAAGGATCATCATTCACGAATGCAGTGATGTCTTCACTATTTGCTGGAGTTATTCCGCCTTTGTAGAAATTACTAAAAGTTGGTTTTAAAGTTGTAGCATCCGTAAATGTTACACCATTTAATACACCAACCATAGCAGTTCCAGCGGAAGCTGTTACGATATATCCACCTGTTGTGGCGCTTATATCAACTTTAACTGCTTCTCCATTATAAATAGCATTTGCTTCACCAGCATCGATCTCGTATTTTGACTGACCTTGAATAGCAGGAGTGTTTCCTACTCTCATTGCCGGTCTTAATCCGAATCCTTGTGTGTTAGCGTTAGCCATATTTTTTCTCCATATATATTTATATCAGTGATTTAGGAATCGTTAAAAGATTAACTTTTCTTTGTACCACCGAAGGTTACACGAGTTTGTCTATCACTAGTGATAGGCATGCTCTTATGCTCTTCCTTCATGAGATCGTTATTTACGGCGTCGTCTTTATCCTTAGTTTGTCTTCTAAAGTAATCTTCACGAGCTTTTGCGACCTCTTCCGATATCCTAGCGAGCACTAGGCCACCAACTCCAATGACTCCCGCGTATTTTCCTTCTTTCAGAACTGGATATTCAGAACCTGGATACTCATCTGATCTTACGAGTTCCCATCCGGATCTGATTTTGCCTGACATGTTTTTCGTATCATCGAAACCCATGCTCTCGGCTCTAATCCATCTGTGTCTGAATCCATCAGGCGCAGGCGGTGCATCTAAAGATGACGGTGGAGTCCAAGTAGCAGGTTGTTTTTCCTTTTCTCTTGTTTGACTCGCGTGAGAAGTTTTTATTTTTTTATCTTCCATATTACGCTCCTTCCTTCACGTTTAATTGTTTTGCGTACTCTTCGAGTGGCACTCCTAATCTTTTAGCGATTGCTACTTGTGATGGAGTGAGTTTCACAGTTCTTTTGCGTCCTGTTTGAGCTGGACGTCTAGCTGAAGCTACGTTTTGAACTGGTTTAGTTCTTTCCGTAGTATTATCCGCCATCTTATCAAATTTATTTGGAAATTCAAGTCTTATTCTTTTATCAACTTCCGCATAATATTCTTCAGATTGAGGATCAAAACCTTCCCTCTCGACTAGTGCTTTATGTATGTCAAAAGCAGTATAAGTCATTGCAGTATCATTACCAAACCAACTGTTTCTAGACGCCCAAGCATCTGCTTTAGGGTCTATTTTGGCCTGTCTATCCGTTTGTTGTGGATTAACATTGACCTCTTTTTCTTGTTTTGGTTGTTCTTCCTTTAATGTCTTCAAAGAGGCTAGTCTAGCTGCATCTGCAGTTAGAGTTGCTATTTGCTCTTGAGCCTTAACTTGTGCATCAACATCTTGTGCTTCAATAGCAGTTTTTAATGCTGATCTTGCTGCATCCATGTTTGTATTAACTCTGTTTTCAAACTCATCTACATAAGATTTATCAAGTTTAGAGAAACGATTTTGTAGTTCCTCTTTTTCTTTTTTGGCTGCCC